ACCTCCTCTTTTGATGAATGGCTTGACTCCCTCGAAACTAAACCCCAACCGACTTGCAATGTGGACAATCCTGCTGACTGCGACTCTTGCGGTAGTTAGCAGTTGCGCTACTGTGAAACCCGTCCTGCAGAGTGTAGTTGTAAGGGACACGGTAATTGTCACCAAGACAAAGTACCTAACCGACACGTTGGAACTCTACAAGGACACGACAATCTACCAAGACAAGGTAAGGCTTCAGCTTCAGTACATCGACAGAAAGGTATTGGTTGAGGCAACTTGCTTGCCCGATACCATCCGAGTGACTCAGACCAAGATCCTAACTAAGGAGAAGAAGCAGAGAGGATGGACTCTTGAGGGAGGGCTTACGATGCTTGCCATTGTTTTAGTAGCTGCATACTTCGTAAAGAAGTGGATAGATAAACTATTGGAGTAATTATACCCATAGAGGTACATTAGATCAGTTTTAAGCAACTTTATACCTAAAGAGGTATAGTTTTATGTCTTTACGTATTTGGATGCGTTAGAAAGCAACTTATGCTTTTTTCTTTACTTGTTTTCTTTTTTTTAAAGTATTTAGTAAAGTTATAAGTTGACTTACTCAGCTAATTAGTAAAGTTATAAGTTTACTAAGTAGTTAAGTTAACTAATTAACTTTTAGAAAAAACAAAATAAAATTGACATAGCAAAGTCTTTATGCTAATTTATAATGATTATAAATAATGAATGATCATATTTTCATTTATTGGGATGATGTACCTTTGGCTAATGACCCCAAAGTACTACATCGGCAAGACATTGAAGATCGAAGCGAAGGATGTCGTGATGGACTTTCAGCCTGACAACTACAACTTGGGAACGGCTCTCACGTACCTAATGAGAGCAGGCAAGAAACCTCACAACCCTATCTGTGACGATATCCGAAAGGCTATTGCTCACCTTGAATTTGAACTTGAACGACAGAATGAGCAACGACCAACAAGCGAAGGAAGCCAAACAACAACAGCTAAGTATGCAGTACTATACTAACCCTGCCAAACGCAGAAAGATAGACTTCATCTTGGAGGAGTGCGCCACGCTGATGTCTAACTGCGACTCGGACTACCAATCTCGCCAACAGGCAAAGTACAAAGAACAGGAGCTACTCGGTGAGATCGCCAAGATAGACCTGCACTTCGCTATCCAATGCGGTTATCTGATACCCGACAATTGACCTACAAGATTGTCGTAGGTAAGGTTCCAAGCCTTAACGCCTTCTATGCATCAAAGCATTGGACTGCCCGTGTAAAGGCAAAGGAGTTGGTATCTAAAGAGGTGATGTCGCAGCTTGAGAAGTATGACTTGCAAGAGATAAAGGATGTCCACATCCATTGCAAGGTCAACTACCGCTACGATATTGACAATGCCATTATGGCGGTGAAGTTTGCCCTTGACACATTCAAGACTTGGGGTGGAGTAAAGGACGATAGCCGCAAATATGTGCATTCCTTAAAGTTGGTACACGATACAACAATTCCCAAAGACACGGCAGAAATAACATTTACGGGTTTGTTGGTATCAGAATAAGTTGTATATTTGCCTGAACTTAAACCAATCAGTATATGACTTTATCATTTTCTCAAGACGTTTACACCGAGATGGTGCAAGTGCAACAAGCACAAATCCAAGCACTACAAAACAAGATACAAGAGCTTGAAGCTCGTATTGAGGTTTTGCAGCAGCAATCAATTCTATTTATCTAAAACCAATCTATACTATGCCTAAAATTATTTCTATCACCCCCACCGGACAATGGCAGGATTTATTCAAGCTTGAAGTGCGCTTCGAGAATGGAGACTTCGGCACTGCCTTTGCTAAATCTCAGACACCTCCCTACGCAGTAGGCGAAGATGTTGAGTACAGCAAAAATGAAAAGGGTACGATCAAGATCCAACGTGCCAATGCTTTTGGCGCAACTACAGGTGGAGCTTATACACCATCAGCTCCTTCATTTGCCGCTAAGCAAGATGATCGCTCGGCTTCTATCATCCGACAGGTTGCTCTGAAGTCGGCGGTTGAGTACGCTTGTGCTGCACAACACGATGTCAACACCATCCTTGCCAACGCAGAAACGTTTAACGCTTGGATGACAGGTGCGAGTTCAGCTCCCGCCTCTCACACAGAGCATTTCGCAAATCGCAACGACCCTTTCTGATTGGTTTTTAAATAGGTCGTCGCGTGAAGCCCCTCTACGGAGGGGTTTTTTTATGTCAATTATTTTGTTATATTTGTAAAACCAATTAGAAACAATGATACATCCTGATCTTCTGAGTAACGAATCTTCGTTGCCATACCTCCAACGCGCCCTTAAAGGCAAATACTATGACACGGGCAAGCTCGGTGTTTATGAAGTAGATGAATGGCTGAGGTTAAAAGATGGTGAATTTGTCGTAGTGGTCGGCCACGCCAACGTGGGCAAGACCCACACCCTGCTTTATCTGATGCTCTTGCAGTCCTACAACTTCGGCAAGAAGTGGCTCATCTATTCGGCCGAGAACGAAGTGCCAAGCCTAAAGCGAAAGCTGATTGAGTTCTTGGTATGCAAACCCATACAGGGAATTGATGAAGGTATGATGTTCCGCAAGTTGGACTTCATCAACGAGTACTTCCAATTCATAGACGGCAACAGACTATTCACCGCCTTTGAACTTCTTGAGATAATGAACTCAATTAAGAACGAATGGAATTACACCGGTGCTCTTATTGATCCGTATAACTCTTTATCTACTGATCAAAAGAAATTAGGTAAAACAGGAATGCACGAATACCACTACGAGGTAGCCTCAGCGCTTCGGGTATTTGCCCACAAAAACAACGTTACCACAATTGTAAATGCTCACCCTGTAACTGAGGCGATGCGTAAAACATTTTACAAAGGCCATAAGTATGAAGGCATGGCTATGCCTCCAAATACCTCAGATATTGAAGGAGGCGGTAAGTGGGGTAATAGATCAGACTGCGTGATCGTTATACATCGTTTTGCCGCCCACGAAACTGATTGGATTTACACGCACATTCACGTTCGTAAGGTTAAAGAGATGGAAAGTGGCGGCCGCATAACTCCTCTTGAAACTCCCTTAATCTTACAAAGCCTATTAGGTAATGTTGGTTTTATGATAAATGGTCGTAACTTGCTGCCAATTAAAACAGATGAAACCCCTGCGACTGATGTACCCTTCTGACGATAGCCACGACCTTTACATTCGCGAGAAGCAGTTGATGCTTGCAGGTACTGCGATGTGGCTTGCCAAGCAAGCAGCAGACAAAGCAAAAGGCCGTGAAGTACAAGATGACCTTCTTCACCACGTTATGAGCTGCCACTACGCAGACTTGCTATTGCAGCAGTTTATTGACTACCGACAGTTCACAGAAGGCAAAATGAATGAGATGTACTTGGCTAACTCCAAGCTTAGAGTAGATGCCGAGCAAATGATTTACGAGATACAACGCCTGCAAGGTATTATTGAAGACTCGCTATGAAGCAGATTCTATCACCTTTTCAAAAGTACGAATGCTTTGCAGTAGACGGAGTAGACTACCTTGTTACCGATGTTACAATAATCCAAGACAAGGATGACAATTTAGTGGAATGGGCAAGTGAGATGAAGTTTAAAAGACTGAAAGACCACAAGCACTACACTATGCCAATCACCAAGATATTAACCAATTATAAAGAGGGCAGGGCTAAACACTGCAAATGCTAATGAGACCTTTTGAAATACGCCAATTAAAAGTAAGTAAAGAACAATACTATGCACGTTTGGGATTCCAAGACAATGGAAGCCGTGCGCATAAAGAAAGCACTGCAAGAGCAGCATTTGTATCAGCATTCAGAAACCACGCCACGCTTCACGAGTTAGGTGAGGCCATAGACAAAGACCATAGCTCGGTGGCGTATGCCGTAAGGATGCACAAAGATCGCCTTATCTACGGGGACTATCAGCACTACTACAAGGTAGCCTGCTGCGTTCTTGAGGAAAACCCGATGGCAACGATTGACAAGCCCGACTTTGAGGCGATGGAGCAGGAACTAAATAAACTCAATGAGGTGGTAGCGGAGTTATCTAAGTATAAAGAACTATATTTAACGCTAAAGAAAACATTTGATGAATTTTAACGTAGGCTTTTATCCCATCTATGGGCTTATCGTAGGAGCAAATTGGTCAAAGACTGATTACCTTGAAGAGGATATTGTGATGCATACAGTTCAGTTTGCATTGTTTGTGATAATTGTAGAAATTACTTGGAACTCCTCTCATTATTAGCCAAGCGCCAGACTGATTGGATTCGGATGTGCAAGAGCTTTGGTGCAAGCGATGACCTTGCGCAGGAGCTTGTTCAAGAGATGTATGTCCGACTTTATAAGTATGTGGCTGATGCTGAGAAGATAATGTACAACGAGACCGATGTTAATACGTTTTTTGTATATGTTACGCTCAGGAATATGTATGGGAACTTAATGCGAGCGCGATCTAAATTTGAGTTTGTAGATGTAAACATCCTTGAAGAATATATCTTTGAAGATACGAACGAAGATGCAGAAATGCAACTCATAGCACTCTATGACAAGGTGTGGTCAACACAGGATGATTGGCATTGGTATGACAAAAAGATATTTGCGCTATACCACAACACCGACATGAGCATTCGCACATTAGCTGGCGAAACAAAAATTTCAGCACGATCAATTTTCAACACACTAAAAAATGCAAGAGAGCGAATCCAAGAAGACTGTGAAGACTCCTACAAAGCGTACAAAGAAGCAAAGCGGCTTGGGTGATACCATAGAAGCTATCACAACTACCACAGGCATCAAGGCTGCGGTAGATTGGTTTAGCGAAGCCACAGGCGTGGACTGCGGATGTGATGCCCGTAAGGAGAAACTCAACAAGCTATTCCGTTACAGGAAGCCTGAATGCTTAACCAAAGAAGAATACGAGTTTGTCGGCAGAATGCGAGGCAGGAACACCGTGACCGCTATTGAGCAGACGGAAGTGAATAGAATCTACAACCGAGTCTTTAAGGATTCGGTGAAGCCAACCAACTGCGGCTCTTGCCTACGAGGTCGGGTGCAGGAGCTTGAGACGTTATACAACGCTTATGGTCAGTAACGAACGCAGGCAATACTCCAACCAAGTTGGTGATTTAACTGCAAATAGATTTGTAGAAGCTTGTGAGGCCATAGGCTACTCTTGTGAGAAGTCAGATCGAAACACTGACATCTACGATCACATAGACTATTTTGTTACACGCCTTAATGGAACAACATCTGTAGACGTAAAAGGAGGTAACCATCCCAATACTATTTGGGTAGAGTTTAAAAATGTAAAAGGTAACAATGGGTGGATGTACGGCAAAGCCGAGTACATTGCATTTGATATGCCAGAGCTTGGAGGTTTTGTAATGGTGAGAACACAAGAACTTGCACGGCTATGTGAAGACATTGTAGAACCTGTATTTGTGCCAAAGCAAGAAGCCACAAGAAAATACTACCAAAGAGAAGGCAGACAAGACGTAATAAGCAGACTTGAGTTGCCAGACATCCAAAGATTAGTTTCATTTAAAGTTTTAACCTATGCCAATCCCTCAACCCAAAAGTGGTGAAAAGCAATCCGAATACATCCAACGCTGCTTGGAAGCTATCGGAAGCGAATACCAAGATAAAGACCAAGCGGTAGCAATTTGCTACACGCAATGGAAGGAGGACAAGTAGTCCTCTTTTTTTTTGTCGTGTTGTTAGTAATTAAATAATTTGTTATATATTTGTAGAACATTTAATACCAATCAGATGAAAACACTACTTAAAAATACGATCTACTTCTGCGCTCTTGCGTTGACGTTTTGGGCTTATCTATGGACTCTTGAACTTCTTGGGATATGATATTTACTTATAATGACCTAAAGTTTTGGCTTGAAGATGCAGATCTTTTGCCACAGTCTTATTGGGATGCCCTTGAGGATTACGACCCCGACAATAAGAATAGCGATGAGATTCTTGCTAAGTTTCTAGGCTATGTTCACGTCGCTGACTTCTACAACTACGAGATGGACATAACCTACGTTGAAGAGACCTACAATGAGGATGGCTACACCAACACCGTCGCTTACCCCACGACCTCCATTTATGGAGAAGCCCCAAAGCTTGCCGATGACATCTACACTAAGTGGCTGAATTGGGCAACTCAAGTCGCATCTGAAGAATAATTAAAACCAATCAAAATGAAATACCAAACTATATCCCAACTACTCCGAGAGCTGAAGTCAGTAGACATATCTGAATCAATCTTAAAAGACATTGAAACCATTGAGAAGGTTACCTTGCGTATTGCCTACCACGATGCCTTGCTTCGCGTGCCCTTTGAGCAATGGTACGAATCGACATTTGAAAAGTAAACACTTTTGCTTACATTTACTAAAACCAATCAGATACAATGACAATTTTTGATCAAGCCAATGAGATCATATTTGAGCGCAATGAAGAAAAGGAGCGCCAATATGGTCCAATAATTAAATCAATGAGCTCGGCTGCTGTAATAGCATCAGAACTTTGCGGTAAAGAAATCACCACAGAAGATTTTTACAAGTGTATGATGGCGCTTAAGCTATCAAGACTTGGGTACAGCAGTAAGAGAGACACCATATTAGACCTTATTGCTTACGCAGGATCGTTTGATAATTTTAAAAATGGTGATTATGAAAAATAAAACACAACTTCTTAAGGTACTTAAAAAGCTAAAGCATAATCTTGATCATAACATTTTTGTTATAGACGGCGCTACAAAGATGGTTGAGGTGCTAAATGCTAATATGATACTTGATCCAACAGACAAGATCATTAAACTTAAGGGCAGGCAAACGCCAACTAAGTACGTAGAGCAAGAGCTAAAATGGTACGATTCTCAAGACTTAAGTGTCTGCGAAATCGGCAAGCACGCAGCGCTATGGCTTAAGATCTGTGGTGTTGACAGTAAGATCAATTCTAACTACGGTCACATTGTTTACTCTGATGATAATCACAATCAGTATGAAAATGCTTTAATGCAACTAAAACAGAGCAAGCATTCACGTAGAGCAATAATGATTTATAACAGACCGTCAATGCACGGTGACAGTATTGAAAACAGTAAGAATGATTTTATTTGCACGTTAGCGCATCATTTCTTTATAAGGGATAACAAACTACACAGCGTTGTTAATATGCGATCTAATGACGCGATATATGGCTTCTTCAATGACTTTTATTGGTTTGCCACCGTTCAAGAACGTTTCTTGCAAGACGTGAAGAAATTATACAAGGAAGTAGAAATTGGACACATGTACTATAATGCCAACAGTTTCCACGTTTATGAAAAGCACTTTGATATGTTAAACCTAATTTTTAAGAAAAATGATTAAAAACCTAAAACACAGACTCTCTTCTAACCACGACAAAAAACCAACTATATCAAATGCTGACGTTGTCGAAATGTTTGGCAATGGTCTTAATGACAATATAAAATTGTTGTACGTGGACCATTCTATTGTGTTGGAATATAAGGAGAACAGACAGTCGTTAACCTGGCAGTGCACATCTCAGCTGCCTAATAATTTAGAAGTTCCAACTGTTGGCCATCCTGTTTTTTACAACGTCACGCAATACACTGAGCTGCTTACTGATGAACTTCAAGCAATTAGAGATTGGGCTAACGATAGAAATTTAATATCTCAAGGCGATACAAAAACACAATATCTAAAACTATTAGAAGAATGTGGTGAACTATCGCAGGCTATTTTAAAATCTAACAAAGTTGAGTTGATCGACGCTATTGGTGACATCATTGTTGTTCTAACGAATCTTGCTGCAATAGAAGAAGTTAAGATCGAAGACTGTTTAAATTCAGCCTATAATGTTATTAAAAATAGAAAAGGCAAAATGATTAACGGTACATTTGTAAAGAACATTTAATATCAAAACCAATCTTATGAAAATTATAGAACTTTTAGACGGCAGCACTTGGGACATGGAGACAATCCTTGAGAAGATGCACGATGATGACTTTTATTACGGGGTGCTCGGTAAGAACGCTCTGTCCTCATCTGCTTGCAAGCTGCTGCTTACCTCGCCAAAGACGTACTACTACGTTACAAAGTATGGCAACGATGATTCTGATGCGTTTGCAGTAGGTCGCTTAGTACACTTAATGGCCCTTGAGCCGCATAAAGTGGCTGACTACGAAGTGATTGAAGTGCAGAGCAAGTCAGCTAAGGCTTGGCAAGATGCAAAAGGAAAGCGCAACCTATGTACCCGCAAAGAGTACAACGAGGCTCAGAGAATATCTGATGCACTGCTTCGCAATGAGAACGTGCTTGGCCTGCTAACTGGCTGCGAGTTTGAAGTACCAAAGATTGGTATGATTGGCGGTCTTCCCTTTAGGGCAAAGGCTGACATCTACGCAGATGGTTTCTTGGCTGATTTGAAGACGACAACAGACCTCCGCGCATTCCCTTATTCAGCTCAAAAATATGGTTACGACGTACAAGCGTTCATCTACACCCGATTATTCGGAGTGCCGATTGACAAGTTCTTTTTTATCGCTATTGACAAAGGAAGTTTGGACATAGGTATTTATGGAGTTAGCGCTGAGTTTGTAGCAGAAGGTGAGCGCAAGACTTTAGAAGCGATCGAGACCTACAAGAAGTTCTTCATCTTAGGGGAGGACTTAGACTCGTACACAGTTGTTGGCACGTTATGACCGACATCAGCAAATGCACAGGCGAGGGCTGCGCCCTCAAAGAAACGTGCTACCGCTTTACCGCCCCAACGGGAATGTATCAATCGTTTTTCTTTGGAGTACCAATCAAGAACGGCAAGTGCGAATACTATTGGGGTGAAGCCTCACAATCAACATACGACCAATTAAAAGAAATCTTTAAAACAAACGACAAATGAAACAGACAGCAGTAGAATGGTTACAACAAGCGTTAGAAGACACGATATTAGACCACGAACAGATTATGCAAACAATTGGTTTATTTGAGCAAGCCAAACAAATGGAGAGGGCGAATATTATAGATGCCTATCTTACAAATCCATTAGAGGCAAAGTGGAAAAACATAGGCACTGATTACTACAACGAAATCTTTAAAACCAACGAGAAATGAAAACACCAAAAGAGAAAGCAAAGGAATTATTTGAGAAATTCCTATTTTATACATTGAATGATTTTTCAGATGAAAACTTTGAACAAACAAGGCAATGTGCATTGGTTGCAGTTGATGAGATGTTGGGTCTTGGCTCAATGGTCGGTAGTGATTTATCCGATTTATTCTACATCTATTGGGAAGAAGTAAAACAAGAAATTAAAAACCTTTAAAACCAACGAGAAATGAAAACAAAATCACAAACAGGATTGAGCTTTGATGCCTATAAGAACTATAAATCAACAAACCCTGATGTTTTGGCTGATGATGAAATGTTAAAAACTGAAAATAATACTTATAAGTTTTTTACAGAAGAAGAGTTCATCAACAAAATCAAAACCGATGATGAGTTTGCTAAAAAATGGGGTGATATCTACTACAACGAAACCTTTAACACCAACGAGAAATGAGCGGACTTATATTGTGGGTTTTGTTACTTCCTATTTACATTATGCTTATAGGAATATATAACGAGATTCGCAAAAGAAACAACAACCTTTAAAACAAACGAATAATGCAAGACCAATTTATGAGGATAGCGATGGCGCAGCTCCGTAGCACCTACCCGTTCAAACCCCAACGCAGAGCAGTAGCTGCTCGGATGTGGGTAAAGTATTTAGACCGCAAAGCGATGGCGCAATGGTTCAAAGACCAAGAGGCGAGCGTATGATTAGACCCTTTGTTCTCGCGTTCCACAAGCAGAACTCGGGTGTATCACACCACAGGACATTTGCACCCTTGATATGCCACAAGGATGCCGATGTCTTTTTCATTGAGAAGATTACCGACATTGACCCCGAGATGTGGCCTAAAGTCACTCACATCTTTGCAAGCCGTGCATTCCCTGTTGAGCCGTTTGAGGACTTCGTAAAGCTCTGCCGTAAGGAGGGCATCAAGTTAATCGTTGATAACGATGATTGGTGGGTGCTGCCTCCTACGCACCCTCTGCAAGGCTTGTACGTTCAACAGATGAGGGAGCGCATCGTGAGATCTATGAAAGCAGCAGATGAGGTATGGGTGACAAACAAGCACCTTGCCTCAAAGGTCAAGAAGTATAATACCAACATCCGAATCATCCCCAATGCCATCAGCGTAGCAACGTGGCAGGTAGAGAGAAAGCCAAGCGAAGAAGTACGCTTCGGGTATATCGGAGGCAACCACCACGCAGCAGACGTAAGGGAGTCCACAATCAACCTTGAAGGCTATCAAGGGTATGTGGCAGAGGTAGATGGCTACCCCGATATAATGAGGGCAAGCCATAGGCTGCCTACGATGCCACCAACACACTACCACAAGCTCTACGAGTTCTTTGATGTAAGCCTTGTGCCGCTTACGACATCGGAGTTTGCCAAGTGTAAATCCCACCTAAAGATGTTGGAGGCAGGCTTTAGCAAGTGCGCTCTGATAGTGAGCAACACCCAACCGTATTCACCCTATATCACAAAGGACAACTGCATTGCCATCAAGCACCCAAGCGAATGGGCAGGAGCAATCAAGAGGCTAAAAGAAAACCCCAACCAAGTGGCAGACCTAACGGAATCGTTATACGAGTATGTGCAGGACTTCACGATGGATAAGATAAACGAACTGCGATGCTTTACATAGTCACTCCCTGCTCACGCCCTCAAAACCTCGTGAGGCTAAAACAACATATCCCTGCGTACGCAACATGGGTGGTGATGATAGACGCAAATTGCGACTTCAAGGGAGCAACAGGCGCATCAGTCACACACTACTCCACACGCACAGGTACCGCAGGCCACCCCCTCCGTAATGAGTTCCTTGACTTGTATGCTGATTCCTTTACCAAAGAAGATTGGGTGTACTTCTTGGATGATGACAATATCCTGCACCCAAAATTCCTTGAGGAGTGGAACAACCTAAACGGCCTTGATTGCTCTATTGTAACTTGGGGGCAAGTAGGTAGGCTCCGCCCTACCGACCAACCAAGAGTCGGCAACATAGATACCGCCTGCTATATGTTCAAGCCATACGACCTGCCCAACCTGCGCTTTGAAATGACGTATGAGGCAGACGGCACCTTTGCCCAAGCAGCATCCGAGCAAGGCACACTTATCTGCGTAGAGCAGTACCTTTGTTATTACAACGCACTAAAATGAAAACGAGCAAACAAATAGACGGGTGGTTCAACCACCAAGCAGCATACGACTACCTCCTTGCCAATATGCCCGAAGACGGCACATTCGTAGAGTTGGGTGCGTGGCTCGGTAAGTCATCGGCCTACCTATGCGACAAAGCAACATCCCAAGAAATCACAATCATAGATTCATTCAAAGGAACGGCAGAGTACATAGACTCCTACTACAAGCTCGCCAAGACCAACGACATCTACGAGCTGTTCTTGGAGAATATGGGAGACCGCAAGTACAAGGCAATCAAAGCAACATCCAAAGTAGCTGCAAAAATGTTTCTGAACGAATCCCTTGACGTGGTATTCATAGACCTTGACCATTCCTATAAGGCGGTAAAAGAGGACATCAAGCTATGGCTACCCAAAGTAAAGAAGGGAGGATTCATCGCAGGAGATGACTACCACGAGAATTGGAAGGGAGTAATCCAAGCCGTAGATGAACTCCTGCCTCGCGCTACGTTCATTGATGACTGTTGGATTTACCAAAGGTGAAGAACCACACAAAGGTCTACTTGAAAGGGATGGGTTATACTACAACCGACTTCATCCCCTGTGAAGTATGTCAAGGCCAAGCCGTAGACATCCACCACATCGAGTCAAGAGGAATGGGTGGAAGCAAAATTGCTGATCAAATAGAAAACTTGATGGCTCTGTGCCGCAATTGCCACGTTGCGTACGGTGATATTAAAGAATGGAAGGAGCGACTTCAAGCAACACACAATCACCACCTATCAAAAAGGGTTATTTAGATACAACCGAAAATAACGGAATTGAACGGATATGAAAGATGACAAAGGCAGGTTCATAGCAGGCAACACAGGAAGGCCAAGCGGAACAC